AGATATACAGGAGTCCGACAATGGATAATTATGCTTTTATAACTAAAGACGGATATAAGGTAGAAGTAGATGCTTCTAATCCTCAATCAGCTTACAACAAACTTAATGCGATTCCTTATTTTAGAACTAAAGGAATTACTAGACACTATTATAAATTTGGTAAAGACGGATTTGTAGCTAACTATGATGTTAGATATTTAAAGGAGTCAGACAATGAGTAAGAAAGAACTATTAAAATTACTAGATGAAAAAGTAACTTCAAGTTGTGAGTGGGAAATTTGGGAAGATAACGAAGATAATGAAGGTATTATTATTATGTTTAATACAACAGAAGAGTCCGACAATGAAAGCTAATTACAGTTGGCTAGAGATAGCAAATATGCCCCAATGTTGTATATGTTGTGGCAGTAGAAACGTGAACCTACAAAAAGATATATGCCAAGATTGTGGCTCAGATGAGGGTTTATGGGCAGATGAACGAACAGACAAGGAATATGATGAGCGATAGTATCAATCCCGACTATTATCGCAAAGGTATAGAGACGACTGATTATATCCAGTCTCATTCAATGAATTACCTGGAGGGCAATATAATCAAATACGTTACCCGATATAAGGCCAAGGGTGGCGTTTTGGATCTTAGAAAGGCCGAATGGTATTTAACCCGATTAATTAAACAAGAGGAGAAAAGCTAATGGAAGATTTTAAATACAACCAAAACAGAACTTACAAAGAGAATTTTAAGGTCTGGAGACGATTAAACTTAGAAGAACGCAGAGAGTTTGATATGGAAATCCCGACTAAAGAAGAATCCCGACAAGTGTTTGATGAGATTTACGGCAAAAACAAACCGCTACTAGCTAGGTTTATTTCTTTTCTAAAGTCTTAACTTCTTTCTTTTCCAACCCGACAGCTTTAGATCCTAACAGGTCTTGAAGCCTACGCTCCACTTCACTCCGACTCATCTGATCTATCTTCCCATGCAGTACCTCCCGACGATCTACGATCAATCCCCCGACCTTTAACAGCAATCCTTGAGCTTGTATGGCCGCGTTAAATGCTCCCCGACCCCAGGCATCATCTCTGAGCTTATACAAATCCTCGACAGCTTTCTCATGCGTTAGCTCAAACTTATTCTTGGCTTCCGACATCAAGCGTTCATACTCCCGACGAACGTGAGCGTATCGACTGTTCTCGTTCTTCCTCATCAATCTCCCGACAACAACGGGATTCTTGTAGCCTGCTTTCTTGGCTGCTTCTGAAAACGTCAATCGTGGATCGTTAACCGCATTCCAGACTAACAATCGTTGTCGCTTGGTTAGTTGCTTCTCGTCGTGGTTAAGATACTCAATCGGCATATCCTCAACGTCATCTTCTAACGTGTTATCTATCGTTACCGACTTTCTTATGTTCATGTCTTTTGCTGACATATATTATTCTCGCTCCTGGGAATTCCTTCCCTAGTTTAACAACGGGTTCACTCTCTAACAATTCCACTATTTCTGGTTCTAATGATTCTCTTGTTCTCGCTTTTAGTTTTGTCATACTTTATTTAGTTTTGTCAGAGTTTTGTCACACTCTCTCCGACAAAACTAATTTTTCCGAAGAAGTGAGCAACAGTAAGGTTCTTAGCTCTCTATATATAGTATATATTATATAAATACCCCCTTTTGTCATACTATTACTTACCTACCCTTATATTTCTCTTTCTATTTCTTCTCTATTTTTATCTTTTTTGTCAGGATGCCCCTATACGTGACAAAACTGACAAAACGCCAAAACCTTTTACTAAAGGGGTTTCAAGCCAATAGTTTTGTCATTCATCATCGTCCTTTTCGACAAAACCCCCCAATTCAGGGTCAAAATACTCATTTCTGTCAATGTGCAAGTTAAAGCTGTCCGAGAGTAAACGACTGATCGAATCAAGGCCGTTCTCGGGTTTCGATGAGTAATTAATGACTTCGCAGATCCCGTAGGCCAAGATCATTTCACTTACGGTTTGAGGGTTAGCACCTCGCGTAACAAAATCTTCAAACAAAGCGTCCAGGCGTTTTTTACCTTCAATATGACTCGGGTTCGGTCTGCGGTCCTCTAAATTGACTATTTTTAAATCTGCCATACCAATAGTATAGCCGATTATTCCTTATATTTACGTAATAAGGTGAGACGCTTCGTTGCTGACTGCGCCTCAAGTCATTTGTTTACTTTCTTACGGAGAAAGGGTGCAACTGCATATCTATTATATTATAGAGATCGTATGTATTACCTCTGCCGACTTCTTTGCACTTTCGTGTATCTTTTAAAAGGTCTGCCTTTGTTAATTCCTTGAGTGACTTCCCACTTGTACGTTTTAATTTCTTTCTGCATCTTTATCCTGTATTTCTTTAAGTGTTTTTAAAACAAAACTGCGATCCTCTGCGCTCAAGCGTTTGAATTCCGCAACAATATTTATTATAAGCTGTTCACTCATCTTTGGACTCCATTTCTTCTGCCATATCCGCTCTGCCCGCTAACGTTTCGTCTATCGTAGTCTCCAGGTCGTTCACTTCTTTATTAATAGCGGAAGCGGCCCACTCTGGAGCGATACGTACAACAATGCTTCTAACCGAGTCCAAGATCTCTTGGTATCCGTCGTAGTTCTTAACTTTGTATTGGCTCATTCTTGTTCACCTCGACTAACAATACTGAGGCATATTTCGTCTATTTCGCCAAAAGACACGTGCTTCGTTTTGTAAGGTGAGTTTTCCCAATCCACCTCTGGGTATCCGTGTTCATTCTTGACGACTCGGCCATTTTTGTGTTTTTTAAACACTTGTTCTCGCTCCTGGTATTCAATGGAAGTGTAATCTATGTCGTTGGTGTCGAGGACAATGTTGTGTTCTTTTTTTAAATACAGAGCTATCGCTTCTTGTAATTCAAACTGATATAAACTTATATTCATATGTTTTCTCCCAATGAATCGTATAAAGTTTTACCGTCTTTAAAAACTTCTATTATTTGTTCTTCTGTTGAATCGTCAACGTAAACTGTTACACTTCCTACTTCAATAAACGCACACTCTTCAGTTCGTTTATCTATTTTTATCTTTGCCATTTCACTTTCTCCTAAGTAATTTACAATTAGTCTATACTCTTGTGTAGACAATAGCAAATAATTCAAGTACGATTGTCTTACAACTTTTGGAGAAAGATATGGAAGACTTAGACGTACTAATAGAAAAGAGCCTCAACGAAGACTCAAAACAACGATTAAAAATATTCGGTCCAGACCACTTAGAACAACTTTTAAAAGATGTTAGGGGTATGGGTAGAATGGCAGAAGCGATGAATTGGATCTGCCAACACCACCCCGCAGTATTTGAACAATCTTACCAGGAGGTGCTTAAAAATGACGATAGGTAAACCTCTGCGTTGTTACCCGTTTAAGAAAAAAGACGGAACATTCATTTATCTTCCTTACGACAAAACCGAGTTTGATTTGACGTTTGTTGGCAACGACGAAGAACTGAAACCAATAAAAGAATTTTGGGAAGCGATAGGCAAACCCAAATACAAACCTCGTAAATCCGTACAGGAAAACTTAACTGACCTTAAAAAATATATGGGGTATTGGCCTGAGCCAATTAACTGCGACAAGGTAGTGCAAACTGCTTTGTTAGAATACGAGGAAGAAGAAGTTAAAGAAGTGATCCAAGATTATTTTAAGATGCAACAGGATTTTCAACTTAAACAAGAAGAACCCAAGAAAAGAAAGAAAAATTATAAAAAAGATTGGGACGAAGACGACGTACCCTTTTAGGAGAATAAATATGAAAACAATACCTGAATTAGAAGAATACAACCCGATACCGAAAGGCGAAGCCATTATCATACGAGAGATACCCAACGAGGTGTATCACTCAGACGTGGGAATCAGCTCAAGTTTTGTGCGTAAGTTTGCAGACAGTCAACTTCACGCAATAGAGACTCAAGTTGAACAGACCCCAGCAATGAACTTTGGAACGGCCGCTCATTACTATTTGGTAGAAGGCGAAGCCGTCTTTAACGACAACGTCGGTGTGATCGTTGGATCTCCCTACACCAAGGTCAGTAAGGAGCTAAAGCAAGACTTTATAGATCGTGGCTTGGTGGTTATTAACGAAAAGGATTACCTGTCTATAGAAGGTATGGCATCCAATATCATTCCAGAAGCGGATATGTATTTGAATGGCGACAATAAAATACCAGAAGCATCTTTCTATTGGTACGAAGACG